TAAATTAAAACAAAGAGAAGTAGATCTTAAAGCTATGGATGCTGAACGTAAAGCTAAAGAAGATGAAGCTAGATTAAGTTTAGACAAGTCTAAGTTTTTACAAGGTTCACAACTAGATGAAGCAAAACTACAACAGAACCAAGATTTGGCTAACTTAAGAGCTGATACCTCTATGGCTAAGTCTGAAATGTCTGCAGAAGTCAAATTAACCTCAGATGCTATGAAGGCTAGAGACGTAAATGTCTTGAAAGGCCCACGTAGATAGTGTATTAAAACTTAGGAGAAAATTATGAAGGACCCAAAAATAACAAAAGCAGTTGGAATTAACAAAGACGGTTACGCTAGCGGCGGAGTAGATATAGAAGTACCTTCTCAAAACTTGCACCTAGATCCTAGATCTAAGACAAGTATTAGAGGAAAAAGTTATATTGCTCAAGGTGATAACGTTGAAGTTAGAGGAACTAAAAGAATGTTAGCTTCCAAAAGTAAAAAAGCTACTTGGTACTAACATGTGGTTATCGGCAATTAAATTAGCCGTTTCTGCGGGTAGTAAAATTTACGCTAACAAGCAGAAAACGAAAATAGCTATGTCTGATGCACAGCTTATGCATGCATCTCGTATGGCCGAAGGTAAGGAAGCTTACCAAGGAAAATTATTAGAATCAAGATCGTCCGACTGGAAGGACGAGGCAGTGTTAATAATACTAAGCGCCCCAATAGCAATTCTCGCTTGGGCAGTGGTGAGTGACGACCCCACTGCAATGGATAAAGTGGATCTATTTTTTAAACACTTCTCGCAACTTCCTAAATGGTTTACTAACTTATGGATCCTTGTAGTTGCCAGTATATATGGTATAAAAGGAACACAAATATTTAAAGGAGCAAAAAAATGAGAAACGATTATGGAACAAGACCTTACATTTCAAGATTCTCAGGTAAGACTGCAAAGTCAAAACCTAAGAAACAAAATGCTAATGATAGACTAGATGAGTCTTTAGCAAAAGATGGTAAAGAGTCTACTAAGACACAAAGTTTTAAAGATAGAAGAGACGAATCTAAAGGAGCATAAATGCTTCAGCATTTTAAAAATTTCATCTGTTCACTATTTAATATTAAAGCTTGTCAATGCGAAGATGAGCATATAGAATATTACACAAAAGTACCCGAACCGGATGTACCGGTTCACGAAGAAGTTAAACTAACCCAACCAATGCATTGCGGATCTCATCTAAGATATAGAAGATCATGTCCAGCGTGTGTTGCAACTAGAAACTAAAGGAGAAAATATGCCGGGAAAAGAAATTAAAGGAAGAAGTAAAATAGCAACTTATAAAGACGGTGGACCAACTAAAAAGAAAAGTAAATTTCCAGATCATTCAGGTGATGGTAAAATTACTAAAAAAGATATTTTAATGGCTAAAGGAATTATTCCTAAGAAAAAAATGAAAAGGAAAGCATAATGGCTAAACCAGGATTATACGCAAACATCGCAGCCAAAAAAGCTAGAATCAAAGCTGGCTCAGGTGAGAAGATGAGAAAAGTTGGAACTAAAGGTGCACCAACAAAACAAGCATTTATAAACAGTGCTAAGACAGCAAAAAAACCTAAAAAGAAAAAAACAAAGACAGCTTAATGGCTACTGCAGCTTGGACTAGAAAAGAAGGTAAGTCTAAATCAGGAGGCTTAAATGCTAAAGGTAGAGCAAGCTATAAAGGTGGCACTTTAAAAGCACCTACTAAATCTAAAACAAGCTCAAGACGTAAATCATTCTGTGCACGTATGTCAGGTATGAAGAAAAAACTAACATCAGCTAAAACTGCAAGAGATCCAAATTCAAGAATTAATAAGTCTCTTAGAAAATGGGATTGCTAGAAAGTAAAAATGGAACCAGAACAAGTACTAAATAAACTAAGAAGAGCCTTAGATCATAGAGTAAATCAGTTATCTATATCTGTTACATCCGGTGGGGTTGACAGTATGGAAACTTACAAGTATATTATAGGACAGATAAATGCATTGGAATCAGTGCGCCAGGAAATCATAACCCTGCTAACCGATAAGGAAGAAAATGACAAAAGCGGAACAATCATCGACCTCAAAAGAGGTCCCAAAGCATAAATTTGCTTTAGAAGAAAAATACAAATCAGAACCAAAAAAAGAAGTTACAAAAGAAACTACTAAACTTCCTATGCCTACTGGCTGGAGAATGTTAGTTCTTCCTTTCAGGATGAAAGAAAAAACTGAAGGTGGAGTTATAATTGGTACTGAAACAATTGACAGACAACAAGTTGCATCACAATGCGGAAACGTTATTGCTATGGGACCTGATTGTTACAATGACCCTAAAAGATTTAATGATGGTCCATGGTGCAAGATTGGAGACTGGGTAGTCTTCGCTCGTTATGCGGGATCAAGAATTGAGATTGAGGGTGGAGAAGTTCGTCTATTAAATGACGATGAGATACTAGCAACAGTTCAGGATCCAACAGATATCCTGCATAAATATTAACATAGTCGGAAGGAGACACTATGCCAGAAGAAGAAAAAAAATCACCGGGACAAATCTCGGTTGACTTAGATACCTCAGGACCAGAAGTTGATGTATCATTAGAAGAAACAAAAGAGGAAGCGGTAATTGATACTGCTCCAGAAACCACGGAACAAGAAACAGTAACCGAAGTAGTAAAAGAAACAGAAAAAAAAGAAGATGACGCACCGTTAGAAGACTATAGTAAAAAAGTTCAATCTCGTATTGCTAAACTCACAGGTAAACTTAGAGAAGCACAACGTAGAGAGAATGCTGCTGTAGAATATGCCGGAGCGATAGAAAAGAAAAGAAAACTTGATCAGGAAAGATTTCAAAAAGTTGATTCTGATTATACAGCTAAGTTTGAGGAAAGTGTTAAAACTGGAATGGAATCAGCAGAGAAAGAACTTTCTTCTGCTATTGAAGCCGGTGATGCATCAGCTCAAGTTTTAGCTAATAAAAGAATTGCTGAGTTAGCATTTGAGAACGCTAAACTTAAGCAAAGAAAAGAAACAATTGTACCGGAACAACCTGTACAACTTTCTGACGGTGGTAGATTACCAGAACAAACACCAAGACAAATGCCTCAGGCTGATCCTATGGCTGAAAATTGGGCTTCTAAAAATGAATGGTTCGGACAAGATAGAGCTATGACTTTTACAGCGTTCGAGATTCACAAGGATTTAGTAGATAAAGAAGGTTATGATCCTAAGTCTAATGAGTATTATACTGAAATAGACAAAAGGATTAGAGTTGACTTTGGTCATAAATTTGGTAATACTGATAAACAAGCAACGAACAGGGCCGTTCAGTCGGTAGCTTCGGCTAATAGAAGCTCAAAACCTGGTCGCAAAACTGTGAGACTCACATCTTCACAGGTAGCAATAGCTAAAAAATTAGGTGTGCCACTCGAAGAGTATGCAAAACAACTAAAACTCACGGAAGGAGCATAAGCATATGAAAAAAGAAAACGAAAACAAAATAACTTCTCGTGCGGCTGGAACTCGGACAAAAACTGAACGTCCAAAAGAGTACAAGCCACCATCATCTTTAGATGCACCCGCAGCGCCTGACGGATTCAGACACAGATGGATAAGAGCCGAGTCAATGGGTTTCAACGATACCAAGAATATTCATGGTAGATTGAGATCTGGTTATGAGTTAGTGAGAGCTGACGAATATGACAAGGAAGAATATCCTGTTGTTATGGACGGAAAATACGCTGGAGTGATTGGAGTAGGTGGCCTTCTCCTGGCAAGGATACCCGAAGAACTCGCGCAGCAACGTATGGATTATCAAAAAGCACAAACAGATGGTCAAGACGAAGCAGTAGAATCTGACTTACTTAGGGATCAGGATAAAAGAATGCCGATGAAATTCGAGCGTTCAAGCAAAAACTTCGGTGGCAATAAGAAATAATATTTCTTTAACCAACGATTAAATTAAACCGAACTGGAGGCCGTTAACGCGGCAGGTTCACTAAGGAGAAAATAACTATGGCAAATAGAGATACAGCCGGAAGTGGTTTTACACCTGTTAGTGTTTTGGGCAATGGTCCCGCAACATCTGGACAGTCAAAGTATAAAATCGACAATGGCAATGCAACTAACATATTTCTTGGCACGCAGGTTCAAACTGCAGCTGGATATGTTACAGTTGGAGCCGTTAATAGTAAAACTATTGGCGTATTCAACGGATGTTTCTTTACTGCGGCTAACACACAAAAGCCAACGTTTAGTAACATGTATATAGCAAACACTGCTACTGATAATAGTACTGATGTAGATGTTTTTGTAAATGATAACCCTTTTCAGAACTATGAAATTTCTGCGGACGCGGCAACACCACAAGCTGCCTTCATGCAAACTTATCAAAGTAATGCGGTAGCAGGAAGTCTTGTTACTGGGAGATCAACACAAACATTAAACATTGGCGCAACATCAGCGACAGCATCACAATGGAGACTATTAAGACAAGCAGAAGACGTTGAGAATGAAGACATTCTTGTGGCTTTTGGAAAAGTAATAGTAGTACAAAACCTTTGTGAGTTTGTAACACCAAGTTAATCAACAAATAGGAGAATAAAAACATGGCAATATCAAGAGCACAACTCGTAAAAGAGTTAGAGCCAGGTCTAAATGCACTATTTGGCTTGGAATACAAAAGGTATGATAATCAGCACGCTGAGATTTATACAACAGAATCATCTGACAGAGCTTTCGAAGAGGAAGTAATGTTAAGTGGTTTTGCTAACGCAGACGTAAAAGCAGAAGGTCAAGGCATCAATTACGATGAAGCCCAAGAGACTTACACTGCTAGATACACAATGGAAACGATCGCGCTAGCTTTCGCTATCACAGAAGAAGCAATAGAGGACAACCTTTATGACAGACTTTCTTCTAGATACACAAAAGCCCTAGCAAGATCTATGTCTAACGCTAAAGAAGTTAAAGGCGCAGCAGTATTGAATAATGGTCTACCCGGCATAGCCGCGGCAGCTGCTTTTCAAACTGGTGACCAGCAAAACTTACTTTCGCTAGCACACCCAACTATCGCGGGTACTGTAGCGAATACTTTAGCTGTTCAAGCTGACTTAAACGAAACTTCATTAGAACAATCGCTAATCGACATTGCGGCGATGACTGATGAAAGAGGTTTAAGAATCGCAGCCAAAGGAGTTAAAATGATAATTCCTTCTGCGAATCAGTTCAATGCTGAGAGATTGATGAAATCTCAAGGTAGAACTCAGACTGCTGATAATGATATCAATGCAATCAATTCAATGGGAATGATTCCTCAAGGTTATAGAGTGAATAATTTCTTAACTGATCCTGATTCATTTTACATTATCACGGACGTTCCAAATGGTATGAAGATGTTCTCAAGAACTCCATTGACTACGTCAATGGAAGGAGACTTCGATACTGGTAACGTAAGATACAAAGCTAGAGAAAGATACGCTTTTGGCGCATCTGACTATAGAGGTATCTTCGGTTGTGAAGGTGCGTAAGCATAACTAAGTAATTTTTGTGGCCGGACATGTTTCGGCCACATTCAATAAGTAGAAAGAAAAAACAATGAAAAAAACTTCTATAAATATCTGGGCCTATGATCATCATGCAAAATTTAATATTGAGCATAATGAAGATACAGCTGAAAGTGTTGAAAAAGCAATACTTGACAAGCTAGGAGAAAACAGTATAGTTTGGGAGCATCTCGGAAACAACTATAATAACGAGATAAATCGAATAACTTATGAGGAGGTTATAGATGATACAAGACCTATACAAACAAAAAAGGTCCTTGGAGTTGAAGTGGCAACAGGAGCATCTGGATAATAACAGGTACACTCTTGAGATGGTTAAGATAGATGACAAAGTTAAAAGAGTCATTACTGACATCAAGCTAGAAGAAGCAGCTATTGCTACAAGGCAGAATCAAATTGATGATGCTGCTCCACAAGTTTCTGTAGCAACTTAGACAAAAGCTACATCGCTGAAATCGCACTTTTATTACAGGCTCTCTTGCACTCTATTTAAAAATCATATATAAATAACTCACTATACATTTAATTAATAATATATTTTACATAGACGCTGTATAGTCGACGGCCTAGAGACTATGTAGAATGAACTAGGAGAATATATCATGGCAAAAACAAACTTTTCCGGACCAATAACAGCCGGTAAAATAAATAACACAACAGGAGTTTTACCTTCTGTAGACGTAAGAAACACAGGTTTTGTAACAATGGGTCAATCATATGCATTTGATTTTAATTTACTTAAAGCATTGGCAGACTCAGTTGCAACAGCAGCAGCTAACCCAGCAGGAACAGCAGCAGGATTACTTACTTTAACTAATACAGTTGATGGAACAGCAGCAAGCGGTTCTTTTGTATTACCAGGAGTTGGCGCAACAGGTATAGCATCTGGCGCACAAGGTGGAGTAGCAGGAGTAGCTAAA